AACTGTGCCTTATTTGCAAGACCAGCACGAACCAACATATCGAACTTTGAATAGTCCGACTTTTCTTCTTCCGTTAAAACTCTAAACTGCTCTAAAGATTTCATTTTGCCATTACTTTAGCAGGAATTGTTCCTGGTGAACCAAGTTTTCTTTTTGCTAATTTTTGGCCTTCATATCTACTGTCTTCTTTATCTTGTTCTGTTCTACCAAGACTACGAGCTTTATCTGACATGTGACCAGCAGAACCTAAAGAACCTTGATTTTCTGCTCTGCTGCCTTTTAGATAATTACGCAATGTAGTTTTTGAAAGTTCATCAAGTTCTTCAACTTCTTCTTTGACTTTATTACCTTTACTGGACAAATAATCACCAACAAAATCTTTTTTGGTATAATCTGCGCTGTGAACACCATGTGCTTTATCTGCAGCAGTAGCAGCTCTCATAACACCTTTTGCGCCGTATTTTTTGTGAATTCTGTCCATCGTTTTCATTGATTTTGTGTTACCTGTATCATCATCTTCACGACCAAGCCTTGTTGAGTAAGCTTTTACAGCAGTTTTCTGAGAAACTTCATCGAGTTGTTCTAATTGTTCAAGATAAAGTTCCTGGTCTTCTTCTGAAAGAGCATCAAATTCTTCTTGTGTTAGAAGTTCATCTTCCATTGGTGTATCAGCAGTATCCTGCACTTCAATTTCTTCACCGTTGTTGTAAAGAGACTGAGCAATTTCAATCTTCTTTACTTCTAGTGATTCAAATGCACGGGAAGAAAGAAGGTCGTTAATTAAATCTTTTGCTTCATTGGCATTGCCAGAAGCAACTTTGTCAATAAATGTTTTTGCGTCCATGGTGGATTCCTTTTGAAATTTGTTTTATCGCCTATTTAGTAGAGAAGAATACCGTTCTACTTCTGCATCAAGCATCGGCGTCATTGAATCTGATGCACCATTTTCCTGTGTGTTATCTTCAGGAGGGTAATCTTCTGCTGTCACATTGGCCTGTTCAAATCCAGGTTGTTGCATTGGTTGTCCAATACCCTGTTCGGATTCTTTTGCCATTTCTTCTTCCATTGCTTCAACTTCATCATCTGATTGTTGAAGCACATTTTTCTTAACCCACCTAGCAGAAAAGTATCTACCAAGATATGGGTCAACTGTTGCCAATAATTGCAAACGAGAAGTCAACAATTCTGCATCACGCAGTTCAGTAAAGTTATTATCTTTCTTGTAATCGTAATAAATTTCTTCTCTAAATTCACGCCATTCTTCTAAGGTACAAATACCTTTGAGAACTAATTGTTTTTCTAATGCATGGTCAAAAATTTGTGAGAATTTATTGCGAAGACGAATAATGAATTTAAGAAACTTAACTTCATCACGGGTCACTTCTGTTGTGCGACCAAGACCAATCATACCACCTTGTTGTGGTTCTAAACGAGAGATTGGTACATTCAGAGATTGTAAAAGTTTCTTTTGAAAGTATTTTACATCTTCTAACTCACCAAGGTTTTGACCAGCAGGCAGAGTTGTAATCTCAGTACCTTTACCACCTTCTCGGCGAGGTAACCAAAAGTCTTCTAGCATCGACATATGTTTGCGGTCATCACGCAGTTCACCTGTGTTGGCATCGTATACCATTTTGTTACGATACTTGACCATGATATCTTTTAGATACTGTTCGGCTTTACCTCTTGGCAAATTACCCACATCGATATAAAAGATTCGGCGTTCTGGTGCCCTCGATATGCGATAAATTACAACGGCATCTTCAATCATTCGTAACTGATTGAGAGGTTTAATTGCCTTGTGAAGATATGAGATAACAAATGTGTTCTTTGCATCCATCAAACCAGAATTGACATTGATGATTGAATCTGGTGCAATTCTTAAACCAGAGTTGACTGATGCACCGTAAGATTGTGATGCAGTACCACGGTCAGAGTAGACATAGTATTCTGCAATTGAAATAATGATATCGGCGCCAGTCTTTGGGTCTTTACCTTTTTTGATTTCTCGTACCTTACGAATCTTACGAGGATCAATGTATCTTAATTCTTGTATACCTGCTTTTGGATCTCGGTCATCTACTACAACATGATAGTAAATGCGACCATCAATATACCAACGCTTAAACAAGTCATCAGCAAGATTACCAAAGTTAAGTAACTTCAGAATTGTTTCAAATTCTTCACGAATTTTCTTTTTGACTGTCTCTGGTTGTTTGAGTTTATCTACAACGATATCAACTGTTCTACCAGAAATATCGTGTGTGATTGCTTCATTGACAATATCATCGATGGCCTGTTCCAATTCTGGATGATTGGCCATCTCACGATATCTTGTGATGAGTTCTAATTCATTGCGAACGGCACCTTCTAAGTCAACATATGTGCCGTAGTATGCGTTTTGAGTGATGGTAACTGCGCCATCATCAATTGCTTCCGTTGGAAGTGCAAAAGATGGTTGCTCAGGGTCTTGCTTCTGAACAACATCTTTTGAACCGAGGGTGAACCCGAAGAGCTTGATTGCCATTAATTATCCATTCTAAAAATTGATAGAGGGAAAATTCCCTCTATCTTTACACTACACCGTATTCAACAGATTCCCACCACTGGTAGGACATTGTTACTGAAAACTCCTCAATCGTATCATTTGAACCCCAATCAACATCAATTGGTGTTAAATCTGTTGGGAATAATCCAACAAACTTATACTGTTTAATGTTATCACCTTTTTTACCAAACTGTGTAACATCACCATCAACAGTATAACCAAGCGGTGCAAGGGCAGCTGGATTGCGAACATTCAGATTGTGTGAATTGATTCCGTTCATCCATCTTTCGAAGGCATTACGAACTACGAAATCTTCATCATTAATAACTGTGATTGTCCAATCTGCAAATGTTCTGTTACCAACAAACTTTAATTCACGACCAAAGTATTGAACTGGCACAACACCCAGCGTAGCGCCAGGTAATTGTGCAGTCTTACACATGAAGGTTAATTTTGTCTGTGCGTTTCCTGGCGCAGAGAACGCAGGAAACGGCATAGAAACTTCAAATAGATTAGGACGGGCACCGTCACCAATCATTTGGCTTCTAAATTCGTTTACGGAAAATGCCATTTTTTATCTCTCCTGTTTCTCTATTTAGAATTGTCCTACGACCTCATCAAACGAAACGCCCGTTCTAACTGCAACAAAGTTAAGTTGAATGAAGTTAATCGACCGGGCAGGTTTGATGTAGATATCACCAACAAATTCGTTGCGGTCGATAACTTCACCAGTATTGTTTGTTTCATCGCAGACAACACGGAAGTCAGTAATACCACGGCGACCTTGACAATCACGCAAGAATGGCTCAACAAGTGCAACAAACTGAGCACGGGTAAACTGGTCGTTGAATTCAAACAACGAGAATCTTGCGGCACGACTAATTGCCTTTTCAAGCACAATAAACAGTCTGCGAACATTGATACGGTCAAATGCCGATGGTTTACTTAACATCGTCTTGTCACCAAATAGAACTGTGCCTTCGCCTTGGAAAGAAACAACCGGATTAATGCCTTTAACATACAAGTCATCACGATTTGTTTTCGTTGGATTGTATGCCAGTTTAATTACATTCTTAATGATACCACGATTCAGACCACCAGGTGAGAACCATGGGTCTCTTTCTAGGTCTGTTCTTGCACAGAGACCAGCAATGTCGCCATTGAGTGGTACCCAGCGATACACATCGTTATATTTGTCATATTGATACTTCCAGTTGTTATCAATAACAGCGTAAGAAGAAGAAGTTAGAGTATTGCGATAGGCAACAGTATCAGTAACTTCATCGCCTGGATTGTTTACGCAGTCAGCTTTTTCTGGTGACAAGAAGACCACGCAATCTTTACGAGATTCGCACAACGAAATGAGGTCTGTTGCGAGTGTTTGATTAGCAGGACCAGAAATCACTAAAGCAATATCAACAGACTCGGCAGAATCAAAGAAGTCATATGCAGTAATTACATTGGCAGTAGAGATTGTACCATCAACACCACCAGCAAGTGAAACTGTTACATTGGAAGTTAAATTTGCAAAACCTGTACCAGATGCAGTCGAACCCCAAGTGGCGTTTGCGCCGTTTGCAAATGGGTGATCCATCCAATAGATATATTGCGATTGAGCTTCAATCACATTTCTATAGTAATTTGAGTTGCCACTATCGTCTTTAGCATCAGAAGCCTTAGAAACAAACGAATATTTCTCTAAGACAGTATTTTGTGTACCAGTAATCACACCGTCTTCGTCAAGAACAATGACATGCAATTCGTCATTTGAACCACCCTGACTAGAAGTGTAACTGGAAGTACCTGGGGCTTCTGTAAATTGATTTGCGTATGTCCAAGAGCTGTAAGTATTAGAGTCGGCAACAGAAACTTTTAATGAGTTTCCAAGTGCGCCGGCATAACGAGCAGCAAAAGTACCGTAAGCGTTTGAAGAACCATTGTAATAGTTGGCTTCATACGAATCTTCATTGTCGATTAAGACAGCAGTATTTGCAGTAGCGTTTCTTGTTTGTGCGACATTGACAGCACGAACAGTTTTTAGATTGTTGGTATATGCAAGAAAGTTTGCAGCCGAGAACCAGTATTCATAATTTGTGCTGCCAGGATTACCAAATGTTGCTGCGAGGCGAACCTCATCAGAAATGGTAACGACAGTATTCGCAGGTCCCCATGCAAACGGTCCGGCAAATGCGCCAATGGAGGTGGCGACTGAGGGAACGATAGTAGTCAAATCGACTTCTGATACATTCACCCCTGCGGATAATTGAAATGCCATGGATTTCTCCTCTTGTTATAGGGTCAATTTCTTTTTATTTTGTATTTATGTTTTTATAAAATTGAGGATCTATACCCTCTTTCAGTCCACACATCGCCAGAATCTATTAAAACTTCTTCTCTTTTGCCGTCATCAATGAACCCAACAGGTGTAAGGTCTTCTTCTGCTGAAAGATTTTGTTCTTCAATGAGAACTCGGCGTATATCTATGTTTGTAGAATCTTTGAAGTATGATTGTGCAGTCAACCAGGCAAAAAGAACAAGACCCATCACTAAGTCATCATTATTACCTTCTTCGGCTGCATATGAAT